TCCTTATCGTCTGGTCGGTAGTTGTCGATATGTTCCACGGTGTTTTCCATATTGTATGCGTGACAACTAAAGCAGTAGGTATGTCCGTCGTCGTACTCACTCAGAGCATCGCTGGACCCGCAATCGGGACAGGGCTGGTGTATTCTGATTGGTTCGCTCAATGTATCGGTGCCTCCTCTTCATCTTCCAACTCGACCAGAAAGCTGGGGTCCTGATCCAGCCCGATGCGAAACTCCTGCATCGCAGCGATTAAAAAGTAGGTGAAGGTGCGTTGATTGATCTTGGCCATCTCCCTGAACCATGCGATGGTATCCTCTCCGACACCCTCCTCTATGAGACACTCGACGTATGCGTCTTCGATCCACTGTTCCATCATTGTCTCCAAATGTTAATGACAAGGAGCAGTGCCATCGCACCATACGACAGCACTGCGATCTCCTCCCAGCTACCTAGGCCGGTCATTCTGAGACATCTCTGCCGCTAGGGCAGCGTAGCCACAGATGTCAACGTAGCTATCATCCTTGTGCTCGTGCATAACTCTCGCGATCTTGAGCATCATCATCATAACAGCCACGTCGGTCGGGGTCAATTCCCGGATCGCGAACCCGGACAGGTACGTATTCCAGAAGTCTGCGATCCGTTGATGGTTTAAGTAGGCGTCTCCGTAGTCGCTCTTGCGATCTCCGTTGATTAACTGCTGCGCCTGTTCTAAGCATTGGTCTCTATTCACCTTTCTGTTCCTCCCTAGCATTCTCGGCCCTGATCTCGTCTGCAAGAGCATCGCCATAGACCCGAGCGGTGCCAGAGACCCGGCCAGAGACCCGAGCATTGCCAGAGACCTGAGCATTGCCACAGACTAGAGCATTGTCAGAGACCCTAGCATTGTCAAAGACCCTAGCATTGTCAAAGACCCAAGCCTCGCCAGAGACCCGAGCATTGTCAAAGACCCGAGCCTTATCAGAGACCAGAGAATTGCCAAAGACCCAAGCATTGTCATAGACCTGAGCTTTGCCAGAGACTTCAGCTTTGCCATAGACCTGAGCATTGTCATAGACCAGAGCATTGCCAAGGACCCGAGAATCAGGGCCAACATAAGCTGTATCTGCTACCTTAGCAGTATCAGCAACCCAGCCACCACCGTTAGAGTGCTTGTGGGCAGGGACAGGCCCGTAACCAAAATCAAAAGTAGTCATAGTGTCCTCCGGCGGCAGCTGTTACGGCCGCTACGACTGCTATGGTCTTAATCACCCCTTTTCTCCTATCTCGTTGAGTAAATTGTGAAGGCGGTTTGCTGCTTCGGAGAGCTTCGAGAAGTCAGACATAAACATATCGCCCTCCATCTCCCACAGATTATTGACTGGTCCCTTGATCATGGGTGTTATGCGTCTGATAAACTCCTCTAAAGTTACGTTCTCTTGGTAGTCCCATCGGTAGGTATTCATGCTGCTTCCCTTTCCTCAGCTGCGAGGCCAATCTTGTACCAAAGTGGTGCATCGGTGTTCTTCCATCGTGCCATATACGATTTCTCCCTGATGTAGTAGTTCCTATAGCCTACCACAGCGTCGTCTGCTTTGCAATGGTCAGGCATACATTGCGGAGGGTCTGTGAACCCGTTTACTGGTATGTTTTGCGGATAAAACCGCAGTTTCCACCAGAGACCACTAGACTGGACCTTGTGTACTTTCTTGTAGCGGGACTGGTAGTGATCCAGCAGGTGTTCCAGAATTTTGTGCAGCTTCACGTAGTGCGCCCAAGACTCTCGGACCCAGACAGCGCTGGGATGATTCTTGTGGGTGGCCTTGTAAAAGCCTTGGCTGTCAGCGTTCTGGTCGCCATCTAGGACACGGTGAGCAGTGCTTAGCAGCTGCGCATACTCCAAGATCATCTTGACCACGTGTTTGTCGCAGTGCATCTCGGCGCATCGCTTGGGGTCTCTGTCGAGGTAGAAGATGTTCATTTCCTGCCTTTCAGTTGCTGCTCTATCAGTATAGCACGGCCGAGGAATAATGCCAGCAATTGTGCGAATATGCTCATATTTTCTCCAGTTCTTCGATGGTCACAATGTCCTCCGGGTCATAATTAGAAAAGACCCGGCGGACCTCTTGGCGACAGACACCGCAGAGGTCTTCACTCAGCGGCTGCGTAGGTGGCAATAGTGCGTCGCAAATGGCACAGTGCATCAATCTTCCTTCACGTAGACCGGGCGGTCGCCCAGTTGGTTAAGACGGGCAATCATGTTCGAGTGGTCGATCAGTAGGTGCCTCAATTGTTCTCGTCTGATCTGAACCTGCTTCCCTCTGCCCTTATCTGCGAACAGGTGGGCATCGTGGAACTCGTCGTCAGTTGTGTACAATTTGAATGTTCCGGGCTTCAATATTGTCCTCCCTTAGTTTACCCTTAGGTAACCCTTAGTCCTACATAGAGTATATATCCTCTATTGAGGGACTAAGGGTTACCCTTAGGATACAAAGTGTATCCTCTATAGTATATATATGGTGATGAATTTTCAGATTTCAAGGGGTCTCCAGATATTTTTTTTCGTATTCCTCGGCGCACCGTTGGGCCATGGTCTGAATAATCCGCTGGCGCTTGTAGTTTGCCAGCAGGTTCTCAGGCGAGCCAATGGGGTGCAGTTGTAGTTGTTTCTTGATGTGCAACAGGGCGCACGTTAGCTGATGGTCTGTCATTCGTCTAGCTCCTTCGGTATGCATCCCCAGCCGTCGCACAATTGGCACGTCCGGATTGATTGTCTAGGGCCATATGGGGTCTGTTTGTCATAGTCTACTACCCCGTCGCCTTGGCATTCGGGGCATTCGTGCCAAGCGATATTCTCTGATTTGTATTTTTGCATGGGTCTAGTGCTTCGGATAGCTGACAAACGGAACCGCCGGATTCCAACATGCGCGACAATCGCCGCAATTGTTGCCCTGCGATCTGGCAGGACAGGCGTAGCCCTTAGGTGCGGCCGTGTACACTTGCGAGCCATTGATCCCTTGGGGCTTGTCGCCGTCGAGCTTGGACGCTGATACGCGAACATTAAGATTGTCCGGCAACGTGTTGCCCATGGCGAGCCAATCGGCGACCATTCGGCGTTCTTGTGTCGGCAACCAATATCTGATTTTCGGCGTCAATCGTGCGACTTCAGCGATAGCGTCGAGCATTTCGATTGATTGCAAGTCGCCGCTATCGAACCAACGGTGATATCCGTCGACGTTATATCGCTCAATCTGGAATACCATGCTGGCAACCCATTGATCGCGCGGCGTGGCATTCCAGCGCGATAGATTGTCTTTCCAGCCTTGATCTACACTCGGCCGAAGCTTTTGAAGCTTGCGAGCGTAACAGCTGGCACATGGCGTTCCGGCAATCTTGGCCAATTTGGAACCGGTTATGCAAGCGAATGCGTCGATTGCGAAAGTAGTTCCCGGCATTTTCGTGTTGCCAGTCGAGACTTTGCCAGCTAGCTTTGCTTCTTTGACTTTCATGATAGGATCCATTCTTTGAATGTTTTCGGGAATTGTTTATCTGCTACGCATTGTACATAGATTGTGTACTCTTGCCAAGCCTTGGGCGGAGCGTCAGGGTGCGCATGCTTTTGCAGCGCGATAAACCGCCGAATTGACGCAGTGGTTTTGAACATTGTCTTTCCTTTCAGGTTAACACGCTGGAACGGGCGACCATTGCTGGCCGCCCGCTCGGACGTGTTAACCCGCAAAATTCCACAACATTTTTGCGGGCGATTTCCGTTCGATATAAACCGAACGCAACCCGGCGTGTACCGCGAAGAATGTCTTTCCGGTTTTCATCCCGTATCGTTTCTTCGCGGCCCGTTTCCGGATTAGTCCCCACGAAAAGCGGTAACCGGTGGTTCCGTCAGTTAGCTTTGTACGTTTAAACATGGCATTCCTTTCCTATTGCCGTTGAAACACTCCCATTATACCCGGAATTGTGGCAACATTGTGACAATGTGCATCCAATTTTGCATATCTGCTATGCGCTTGTGTCTATTGACACGGCAAATCTGCATAGCTCAGGGGTCCAGCTATGCGCTCAGTACATGGCCTAGGGTCGCCCGTGAGTGCCCTTGTCGCATGTCCCGGCTAGGTACATACCTGAAAACATAGATCGCGCTCTATGGCGCTCTATGGCCGTTTTAGAGGCATATGCGCTTTTTGCATGGCTACGTTGGCTACTCAATAGTTGGCAACAAAATAGTTACGAAACCGGAACAATTGCATGGACCAATTGTTTACATATCAACAATTTGATATCTAACTAACGCACTCACACGCACTTTAGAATTTTTCTAAACTGTCACACCATTGCCACGATCGAATACGTCAGCAACATTGACCCAATATTGGCGTTCCCAGGGCAACATTGGGACAACATTGCTGACCTATTGGCCCAACATTGGGACAACATTGCTGACCTTGTTGGATGTTCGCGCTTTGTTCCAACTTTGTTCTCGTCTGGAATAAAACAGGAACAAAAGAGGTACAGACCCCCCACGGTGTTATCATCATTATCATGTTCTCTGTGTCCATTCTGGGGGTAATTTTGAAAATCACCATTGACACACCATTGTTTTTCCTATATACTAGCTGTAAGAATAACCCTAGGAGGGGACTCTATGAAAACTAAGAAGTATGCGTCTTACGAAGAGCCAAAGACGTTAGACAAAGGGCTAACTGACAAGGAACACGAGTTCATCGTGAACCTCGTGGACAACCACCTTGAACCAGAAGAGGCGTTCTTCAAAGCTGGGTACACGGCTGAGCGGTCGAACTCCAAGAATCGAGCAAAGCGTCTCCAGCGCCACCTTTGGCTCCACATTGAAAAGCGGATCAAAGAGCGAGTCGGAGAGACAGCTACTCTGGCTCTGACGGTCCTAGAGCGACTGATGCGCGAAGCGGAATCCGAGAACGTCCGATTGAACGCTGCGCGAGACATC